ACACAGCTTCTCTTGGAGATATATTGTTTGATGATACAGTAATGTATAGTAACACCAAGGTTGAAATTGGAAACGACCATCATAGTCGTAAAGCTTGGGGTATGACATTTGGTCAAACAACAACTCAAGCCAACAATGCTTATGGAAGTGCTGTTGCATATGATAATGAAAACAATATTTTGGTTGCGATGACAACACAAAACGAAGTTACTGGTTTACCACAATCAACGGTAATTAAATTTGATCCAAACGGATTAGTTTACTGGAGAAAATCTGTTCCAGCAACAAATACAAATAATGTATTATTGGCTAGTTATGCACAATCAATCGATGTTGATGCAAACAATAACGTATATCTGTTAACAAATATTCCAGATGACCACTCAACACTTGTTACCAAATTTAATTATCTTGGGCAGAACGTTTGGAATACATTGATATCCGATTCAGAAGATCCTAAAGATATTGCGGTTGACGATGAAGAATTTCCATACTATGTTGGTCACCACAACCTAATCACTGGTTTAGATATTACAGGCGAACTATATTTCACACACTTTAATGCAACGATAGCAAATACACATTGTGTTGTAACTTTACCTAATAACCGTGGTGTTTTGGTTGGTTCAGATGGTGGTTACGTTCACAAGTTTGATACTGAAGGTGTTTACTTATGGTCAAATAAAGTTGTTGCAGCCGGAAATACAATCATATCATTAACTTATGATACATCAAATAACTGGTATGCTGCATCGAATACACATGTCTATAAATTTAGAGCAAACAATCTGTTAGTTTGGGAAAAACAAATTCAAGTTAATCCAAATATAACAACCATAAAACACAGTAATAACTATTTGTATGCAACAGGAAAGAATTTAAATGGTGCAAACAAGGATGGTTTTACAACATATAAATTACATTCTGCCAATGGTAATTTGGTTTGGGCTAACTCATTACAAGTAAATGGTGCTGCAACTCCTGGTCGTCATGGTTTTAAACGAATGGACGTAAAAGATAACTTTATCTTAGGAACAGGTTATGCTTATCCAAATAACAGTCCAGTTGCTGTAGTAACAAATTACCAACTACCAATAGATGGTTCATTACCAGGAACATATTTTGGTTCTAACTCTACCACTTGGGGAGATTTCACTTATGTTTCTTATCCAGAAGCTTCAGTTCAAACCAGCACAACAGTTGGAACTGGCAACACAACATTAACAATTGCTGAGAATACCAACTACGCATACACAATGAATGTTGTTCAATATCAAAACCCAAGTCCAGAAAATGAACAACAAACATATTATTTCTTGCAAAAATGGAACTTTACAGAAAATGGAACACTAGTTATACCTTCTTCTGGTTCACAATTAGCTATTGAATTTAGTGGCAAATCTGTTGCTAACGTTTCCAACATATTGTTTGCAAATGGAACCACACAAGTTGGTGCAGCATTACCTTTAGCAAATTTAAAATCAATTCTAGCTGCGTCAACAGATTTTACTGATTTTAAAAATAGAATTTCACAACTATAATCAACTAAGAAAAATATGAATACCTTTGATAAAAATATGGAAAAATTTTTTGAAGTAACACCAGTTGAACCGGTTCCACAACCATTGATTCCCGTTGAACCAAAATCACCTGTTGATAATTTGGATTTAAAACAAGATTTAGTTGATTCTTATGAACAAACAAAATCGAATTTACAAGACCTGATTGATTCTGGTAAGGATGCAATGGAAGAATTACGTCAAATTGCCAGTGCAGGTCAGCACCCACGTGCGTTTGAGGTTTATGCCACATTATTAAAGAATATGGTAGATGCAAACAAAGAACTATTGAACGTGCAAAAACAAATGCGTGATATGGATGGTAAGAAAAATACAGGCGATACAAAAATAGATAAGGCGGCAATTTTTGTTGGTTCAACCGCAGAGTTAAACAAACTCATCAAAGGTAATAAAGAATGATTGATGATGATGACTACGGTCAATTAAACGCCAATGATTCGTATAGAGATAATCCTTTACTTAAAAAATCAGGAGTAAAAGTAGATTATACTCAAGAGCAGGTTGACGAATATATTAAGTGTGCCAAAGATCCTGTTTACTTTGCTGAAAACTACATCAAGATTGTTAACGTTGATGAAGGTCTGATGAAGTTTAAGATGTGGCCATTTCAGAAGGAAATGATTAAGACTTACCACGAAAATCGTTTCTCAATCACAAAATGTCCTCGTCAGGTTGGTAAAACCACCACCTCCGTAGCATATCTTTTGTGGTTAACACTCTTTACAGAAACTCAAAACGTGGCCGTTCTGGCGAACAAAGGTTCTCTTGCACGTGATATTCTTTCAAAATACCAGTTGGCATACGAAAATCTACCAATGTGGTTGCAACAAGGTGTTGTGGTATGGAACAAAGGTAACGTTGAACTAGAAAACGGTTCTAAGATTATTGCTGCATCAACATCTAGTTCTGCCATTCGTGGTGGATCATTTAACTGTGTATTCTTGGACGAATTTGCGTTCGTTCCAAACAACATTGCTGAAGAATTCTTTAACTCTGTTTATCCTGTAATTTCATCTGGTAAAACTTCCAAGATTATTATTGTGTCTACACCAAACGGTATGAACCTGTTCTACAAATTGTGGATGGATGCTATCAATAAGAAGAACAACTATAAGACCTTTGAGATTCATTGGTCGATGGTACCAGGTCGTGATGAGGCATGGAAAGAAGAAACAATCCGCAACACAAGTGAACGTCAATTTAGACAAGAATTTGAAACCGAATTCTTGTGTTCGTCTAATACATTGATTTCTGGTTACAAACTACAAACAATTGTTTATCGTGATCCTGTTGCCAACCATGATATGATGAAAATCTATGAACACCCTGTTAAAGAAATTAATGGTGCCAAATAGGACCACCTATACTGTATTTGTGTGGATGTATCGGAAGGTAAAAACTTAGACAGTTCAGCATTCCAAGTTATTGATATATCACAGACACCATATAAACAAGTTGCGA